AGGAGGATGTACTGGAAAGCTTTGCAGCGGCATCCGACGGCGAGGTGTTCGGTGTGTTTGTGAATCTGAATGATTACATCATCAATACAAATATGCAGATGCGCACCGACCGCTGGAGAGATAATGACAACAATCAGGAAAAGGTGAAGGTCACTCTGGTTTGTGACGGGAAGTTGGCAGACCCCAACGGCGTGCTGATTCTTAAAAAAAAAGTAACGCAGTAAGCGGCGGCACGTTTGATAAGCGCACAGACAGCGCAAACCATGCTGATCTTACCGTAACGGCTGCCGAAAGCGGTCAGACCATTACAGCCCTGCTGCATCACGGCGCAGATGTGCCGAAGGAAGGCGGGGCGAACTGGTCTGTTTCCGGCGGCACTGCGGTTGTGCTGAAAAAGGCTTATCTTGAAAAATTCCCTGTCGGCGTGGAAACCTTTACGGTGACAACATCCGCAGGAGATGTGGAATTTACTGTGGAGATTGTGGAAAGCGAGGCGTAAGGAATGGCAGATTTAGCGAGACTGAAAACGGCGCTGCGTATTTCACATGATAAGCTGAACGAGGAAATTCAGTACAACGTGGATGCCTGTAAAAAAGACATGATGCGTGTCGGCATTACTGTCATTAATGAGGAGGATTCCGCAATTCAAAAGGTGTTTGAGCTGTACCTCAAATGGCAATATGATTTCATGGGCGAAGGCGAGCGTTACGAAAAGGCTTACAAGGGCATGAGAAATGGTTTGAGTTTGTGTGGTGAGTACAATGTATAACGATGTTGTGACGCTGTTGGTAGAAAAAACAATACGGGATGAAATCGGCATGAAGCAGACGTTTTACGAGGAGCGCGAAGTGTTTGCGGAGGAATTGCCAATCAACCAAAGTGAATTTTTCAAGTGCAGAGAAACGGGGCTGCGCCCTGCCCTGTGCCTGCGGATTCCATACGGCGAATATGAACAAGAAGAAGTCCTGCGGTTTAGGGACAGATTATACAGCGTGTATCGTTTCCGCAATGGCTTCCACCACACAGAGTTATACTGCGAGGCAAGGAGTGGATTGCAATGAGCGTGAGCGTGGAACAGATGGCAGACGAAATCGCAAAAATGCTGACAGAATATGAAACGGCAATCGTAAAAAATGTGGATGCCAGCGGCAAGGCGGTTGCGGACAAGGGTGCAAAACAACTGCGGCAGACCAGCCCCAAAAGAACAGGCGCATACGCAAAAAGCTGGGGCGTGACAAGAGAAGATGGCGGTTTCGGCGAAAACGCGAGGTATATCGTTCACAACAAAAAGCGGTATCGGCTGACACACCTTCTGGAGCATGGTCATGTGACGGCAAACGGCAAACGGACAAAAGCAATCCCGCACATTAAACCGGTAGAAGAACAGGTCATTCGGGAATATGAAAAAAAGGTAAGGGAGGCGATAGAGGATGCGGCAAAGTGAGTTATATAAGCTGCTGTGCAGTATAGGGCTTGAGGTCTATTTTTACGAAGCAGACCAAAATCCCACACTCCCTTACATCGTTTATCTGAAGGACGGCGAAACCGCTTGGGGTTCGGATAGCAGAAACTTTCTGCGAAAAGATAGCTACATTGTGGAGCTTTATTCGGCAGGGAAGGATTTTGCCAACCAAGAAAAGATTGAGAAGGCGTTGGATTCTGTTGGGATTCGTTACGATGCAACGGAAATCTACATCGAGAAGGAAAAAATGTATCTGGTAACATTTGCATTTGACATTACAAGAAAGGTGGAAAACTAATGGAAAGAATTGTACTTGGCAGCGGTAAGCTGTATGTGGATGAATTTACGGGGGAGCTGCCCGAGGACGCAGCCATTGAGGTTGAAGACAAGCTGTTGGGCTATATTCAGGGCGGTGCGACACTGACCTACAAGCCGACATTTTACGAAGCGAAGGA